ATATGTTCCGTCATTATGTTTCCATATTCCACTATTTGGATCATTAACTCCTTGTTGAAGCAAAGTATTTATATCACCCAACTGAGCTTCATTAAATCTGAGTGGCCCACCACTATTACCAGATATAGCACTACTGGCGCTACCATTTGCAGCAAGCGTTGTTGAAAAATCTTTTGATAATTGATTTAAAAAATCACTCCCTGGGGTCAAGTCAACAGAACTTGTATTTGTTCCTGATAATGGGCTAGTGCTTGTACTACTTGTTTCAGTAGATTTCGCATTTTGTCCAATCGCTGATCCCGCAGAGTTTGCCAATGAAGAAATAATCGCAGTATTTACAGCATTAGAGTTTCCTCCACTCAACAATGAGGTGGAGGCTGCGTTAGTGACCGAACCAACGGTTTTTCCAATTTGGGCTAGCGTGGCATCAGTAAGGCCTTGATTTTGAAAAGCACTCACAATCTGGCTGGCTGCAGTTGTACCTAAGCCATTTGCAATCAAACCTGTGGTGAATGCGCTTAAAACTTTTGATGTATCCCCACCTGAAACGGCTGAAGAGACGGCTCTTACTAAAGAGTTTGATACGATATTGGTGACTTGAGTGGGTGTATATATTCCATTAATTGATTTAGAAATATCAGTAGGATTAATGACTGAGTTCACCATGTTGGCAGCATTAGAAGCAACCCCACCCGTCAGTGCGCCTGTCAATGCACCTTTAGTAATGTCGCCACCATTGAGGGCTGCCATCACTGCGCCTGTTGTAGCACCAATAGTGGCTCCACCTACTGTTAAAGCCATGGTTGAATCAGCTGCTGCGCCCGTTATAGATGCGCCCAAACTTCCCGCCCCAGGAAGCGCATAATTCAACGCAGCCATTACTGCAATACTTCCAAGAGGGCCAAAACTACTAATAGCTTGACCCAATTGATTGATCACCGCGCCTGAGCCACCTTTTTGATACCCAACTTGTTGGTTGTAATCAAAAATAGGTAAGATATTTCCTGTTTCTGCATTAGCCCCTACAAGCATTTGCATTTGCCCACCTGTTGAGCCCGTCGATACTATATATGTACCATCGCCATTGGGCGTGATTGTAGCGGGCAAAGGTCTCTGGCTATCACCTTGAACTAATGCGTATGTTGGATTTCCAGAATCATCAGTACCGTTTTGAATTACATGCGTATTTCCTAATTGAATTGCATTGTAAGTTTGTGTATACTCATCGCTAGTTAATCCTGCTTGTGGGTTTGTCGCATACGCAGTTGAACTTGAATAAGGTGTAGGCGCAACATTTGTTGTATTAGGTTGTGCTGTAAAATTTGAAGCATTTGTGCCAGACTGTGCTGCGTCACTCAAAATATTATTTACATCAGTTTTAGGCATTCCCGAAGAAAGAGCATTTAATGCTGTAGCTGCCGTAGTCGGGGCATTTACTCCTGTAGTAGGAACATTGTAAATTCCTGTGTTTGCAGATGGTGGGGCAAATTGAGCCACCTGATCTGAAGTAATATTTGTACCTAGACTGCTATTTAGTAACTGTGAAATTTGTGTAGGGTCTGTTACACCATTGGCGGCAAAAAATCCATAAAGTGCTTGTTGACCACTAGTGTTGGTCAAATCAGTATTGATAACATCACCTGATAAACCAAAAATGCTTGGTGTTTTAACTGCTGGTACTGATGCAGCTGGTTCAGTTTGCGCTTGAATAACTGCTTGAGGTTGAGTATTTGAACTCAAAGCTCCGCTAGAGCTTGAATTAGAAGTTGAAGGTAAAGCCCCGCTGGCTGACGCCGTTGAAACATTTGCTGCAGGAAGAGCTGAAGCAGACGGCGTTGGCGTGGGAGTTGTTGACGGAGTTGAATTCAAAGAACTCAAATAAGATGCAACCGCATTAGGGTCAGCATTTGTGCTGCTTATTGCATTTAAAACTTGTGCGGGGTCGTTTACATTGATATTGTTTTGAGCAATGTAATTTGCAATATCACTATTAGAGTATTTTGTATAATCAGCCATTATGGATCTAGCCTCATAATCCCTGTTAAAGCAGTAGCCCACTCTTGCCAAGTTTTATAGTTTCTTTGATCAGGAATAGCCGAATTTACAAAATAACCAATACCATTCAACGCATCAGCATATGTGCGCCATTTTGTTTCAGGTATTGTGCCCAGTTGATTTGAGGCAAAAAGCTCCGCCATCAATGAACACCAAGTATCCCAGCTGTGTCCTCGGGGGTCATAGGTTATCATGGGTTACCCGTACCTCTCTCGTCACCGATGTCAGCGCTGAGCAGCAAATTGCCCATCTCATAATCACCGTTAAACGTATTGCTTTCAAAACGCAGACGCATCTCACGACGCTGCTCACGCATGTCAATTTTCAAAGTGGTTTTATCAAATACATAAGGTGTAGAGGGGACATCATTATCATCTGCATAGCCTTTACCCGTTACAATCAAATTCATTTGACCCGTTTGAACAAAGTCAGGCTCAACCCGCTCAAGACGTATCCAACGATTATCCCCTGAAAGCTGGCGTACTCCTGGACCCCCGCCAACCCAGCCAATACTATTAGTTTCAATAGTGCTCAAAACCGCATCAACAGTGGTCAAATAGGTTTGATCTTTACCCTTTTCGTGTTGCCAAAGAGTGTATTTACCAGTAGCGTTTGCAACATTTCCCGCCCATACAGGATATCTGAAAACTTCAGTAAATACGCCCGCAGAGCGTTGAGATCCGTAAGCCTGACCCGCGTCATACCACACTTGATCACGCACATTGTAAATGATCGCATCGGTGCATTCAGTAGCTGTACCGCGTGGGTAAAACCACCAAATTTCACCCCAGCGAGGTATTTTGGTCGCCCAAACTTTTTGTCTTTGATTGTAATTAACATTATCAAAAAACCAGTTCATATTCATCTGGTTAGGCACTTCTTGAACTACACCATTGTATGCCAAAAACCGATCAGTACCTACCCAGTAATAAATACCATCATACTCAATCACTGACTGAGAAGACATGATTGATGACTGACTGCTAATGATATCATAACGCCAATAAATTGTTGTGGTTCCAACAGTTTGAGGTGCATAAGAAACGCGCACAACTGAATCAAGGGTCCAGAATAAACCTGAAGGTGATGTTGTACCGCCCCGAAGAGCCAACCCTTTGACTACCTTTGTAGCTGATACGTTATTTATATTCGCATCGGGTCCAACCCAGTTACTGAAGTTACCTGCAGATGAATTTTGAATCAACCCATTATTACCGTAAACAAAAAGATATGGGTAAATCATACAGCATCCACCCGAAACCGAAATGTTATTATTAAACGTAACTGTTACATTTGAACCCGTAGTCATACTGGCTGACGTAGTAACTACTGTAACTGTTCCGCCCGTCATTGAAACGGGTGAGCCTGAGCTGCCCACAGTTTGGGAATTGTTTACTGTGTAAGTTCCTGTTCCACCTATACCCGAGCCTAAAGCTGTGATAATTGTACCTGCGGTCACGGTCACCCCCGTACCGCCCGTAATGCTTTGACCCACCATCAACGCACCCGAAGCCACTGCCGTGACCGTCAATGTCGTTCCTGCAATATAACCCGTTATAGCGCTGTTTGCATAAACAGTAACGGCTGAGACCGTTGTTCCCGCAGTGATGCCTGTACCTAAAAGGGTTTGCCCTACTCCGATCAAACTATTTGACCCTAGAATAATAATCGTAGTGCCGTTCAAATAATCAGTAGCAGCCGTGAAAGTACCCACCTGTGACATTGACCCGTAAGGAAATGTTCCGTATAAAACGGGGGTATTTGCAGTGCTGTCAATATTGGCCAAGTTTTGTCCAGGATGACCGAATACAGTCAAACTTTGTGTCCCATATGCATCATATGCAATATCAAACTGCCAAAGATTATATTGACTAACCGTAAAATTGGTCAATGAAATAGTAGTTGGGCCTGCGCCCGTTCCCGCATCAGTGCCTGTCTGCCATGCTTGAACGTAAGTTTGAGAGCCTGAGTAAACGTAGTTAATACCCGTTTGAGACTGCATGATCATACCGCGCGATATCTCAGAAGCATTCAAAAATATAGCGTTATATCCGCCCATTTTCCTAGGTCTTCCGCGTTGAAACCGCGACCATATCCCATCAACATAACACGGTGCATCAAATAGTGTGCCGTCGCGTTGAATTCCTGGCTTTATTGTTAGCGATATAACTTTAGCAGTCATTAGAATGTGCCCCCAGAAATACCACCTGAAAATGTACCCGTTCCAGTTACAGAAACACCCGTTGACGTAAACGCTGCAACTGCAGCATTTAATACGATTACGGTCATGTTCCCAGATGAAGGTAAATATAAACCCGTTTCAATATCACCTGTAAATTTTAATGACGGTGTAGCCAGTGACCCATTACCCAATGTTAGTGACGTGATAGTACTTGCGCTCCCTGAAGCAGCATTGTAAATATTTGTCCCATCAGAAATTAATACTAATGAGTTACTTTGCGGCACAACTATTGACGTGCCACCTGAAGCTGCGGTTTTGACCGTTAATGTGTATGAACCTGTTGTATTATTCGTAATCGTATAAAGTTGAACTGTAGAAGGTACAACAATAGTTGTGTTTCCGTGCAGCACACCTGAATAAGTTTGAATAGTATTTGCAGCATTTGCAGCTGATAACGTATAAACAAATGGAGTTGTTAATGACGATAAATCATACGCGAATTGAGTATACACAAATGAGTTTGATCGCCCGTAACCGAATGTATTCCATCCCGTTCCGTTTGAAACCAGCACCAGCGACTCTGTCAATTGAAGCTGTTGACTACTGTTCCCATTGATTGCATCAGAGCCTACGGGCGTTAAAGTTAAAATACCTGTTCCGTAATTTCCAATATTAATAAACCAGTTCGCACCTACAGTTGAGGCTGACGGTAAAGTGAAAGTTCCTACTCCGCCCGCCCAGACTGCAAATCCCGCTTGAGCTGAGGGCATCAATGTGTAATTTGTATAGTAAGTTGTGACAGGATAAACTTGATTCAGCGTATTTCCTATAGCACTAATACCATACCCTGAGAGAGTGGCTGCATTAGCAGCTGATGTACCTGTACCGAAAGTAAAAGCGTTCCAGCTCCCATTAGTTGTTGTGTTATCAGTCAGATAAATGTATTGAACTGCCCCACTAGCCACTGTTGTAATAGCGGTGACACCATCATTTTTCAATACATTAAATGGGTAATTACCTACATTGTTGATTAATATATCTTGCCCGTTTGAGACCTGATAAGCAGGGGGCATGATCAGTGCAAACCCATTATCTGTAGCGGTTACATTCATGATTGAGGCTGCAGTGGGTACGTTACCTCCGAGCCCGTTGATTGACCATGACAACGATGTGTTGCCCGATATGGTCAGAGCCTCATACCCAACTGATGACGGCTGGATGGTTTGACCCGTAAAAGGATTATTGTATGTAGTCATGATTAAGAGTCCTGTGCAACGGTTTGACGATCACCTAAACGCAAAGCATCTTCAGCTTTCAAAGCGCCCATAGCCTCTTGATATTTCTCTTGAAATATTTGCCGTTGATCATTTTTCAAAAACGGCATGGCTTGAAGTAGCGTCCCATACAACATAGCATTGGGCGCATTTTGCGTCAACCAGTTAGTCTGATTATCAGAAGCGAGAGGCTGTATGCGTTCATAATATAAAACTTCAAACGAATAATTTTGATCTGGCGTCGGAGCTACAATCCAGTGCTGATAATCGTAATCACCATAATAAATAGGCGTGGCTTGAGCAGTTGAGCTTGAAGCGTAAGATCTGATATACTCATATTTCCTAAGATACACGGGCTGAATAGTTGTGCCGTTAGTCAAATTCATTGAGACGGTTTTGCGCCACCTTGCAGGCTTGACGATGACCGCATTGCCCGCAATCATCGTTGACTCAACCACTTGCTGTTGACCTAGAGTTTTTATCTGCTGGGCTATTTCAAATTCACAGAGGGTGATAAAAGTGGGTATCTGAGCAATCGTTGCGGGGTCATTACGCTCCAAATACTGTAAAACAGTAGTTGTCAAATTGTCGTAGGTTAAAGCGAATGAAGCCGTCATGATCGTTCCTTTTAGTCATAATTATAAGCTTCAGCTCAAAATTTGCAAAGCTCGCTCTGTTAAGTTTATACGCTCATCAAGACCAAATGTTCCGCCATTTATCCGTTTTGTTAAGCCTAGCCAGTTTTCCGCTTCGGACAATTCATTACATCCATGCGTTTTCCAAAACCAACCTGCAGACAAAGCAGCATACATAGGGGTCGCAACAAGTTGCGGATTCATTACAAAATCTTGACCCACGGCTTGTCCAAAGTGCCAATAGTTGTCATGAAATGTGAGCTGGATACATCCTCTTCCATGAAAACGCCATCCATCTCCTGACGCTTCATTTCTATTACCGCTTCGATTGGCATAAATTCTGTTTGCAATTTTTTCAGGCTTATGGGTAAAAAGCTGATATTCGTCAGGTTTGAAGTGAGTATGGAAGTGGTCTTGAAGTCCTTTTGCACTGTAAGATAAGTTCTCTTCCAGTGTTTTGAAATGGTTGCACTCATGAGAGCATTGTCCGATAAAAGCTGCCTGCTTTTTGACATCGTTTATCCCAAACGTAGCAAAAGTTGTAGTCAATGGCTCTGACCATTCCGCACCTATCCCAAGCGCATGGAGCTTCTCAGGGCTTAACATTAACTGTCTCCCTTACTTTGTTGTAGGTGTCGATACAGGCGTTGAGCTGGGTGATGGCGATGTCCCCGTCTGCTGCGATGGCTGCAATATCTTTAATAGCCTGTCGCTCAGATTGGCCGTCATTGGTTGTATTTTCGCTGGAAGAGGTGGCAACTGCACTGGCTTGAACGGGACAACTGAAGGGGAGGCGCAACTCGCCAGAGTCAACCCTAGCATTGAGACTAGTTTGTTTATCTTTAACATCATTTCTCGCCTTTACAAGTGCAGACGTTACGCCTGATAATTTTTTGTTTAGCTCGACTTCTTTTGCGCGAGCTTCGTCATTAAGTCGGATAATTTCTGCTTGATCTTCAGCAACACGTTGCTCATAACCTTGATGATGCCCATAAAAATACACTCCGATAAAAGTTAAAAATGCCGTTAAAATAACCCATGGATTTAGTAAACTAAACACGATGAGCCTCCGCTCTCGCTATAGCCATTCTCTCACGCTCCTCTTCAGACTCCAATATAGGTGGTCCCGAAGGGGGTGGAGGAGGAGTCCATGCACTACTAGGGTCTATGCTAAAACCACCCATAGGGTTGTTCAGGTTGGGCGTAAAGGACATTGGAGCATAGCCCCCTTGCATCGGCTGAGGCCCATAACAAGGGTTCATCGGCGGTGGGGGTGGAGTACTGGATTTACCAGTTAAAACCAAACTCACAACAGTGAATATCTGCGCCATAGCCATTGAGAGAATGGCTAGGATGGCTTT